GCTTACGTTGTCGGTCAGCCGCTTTATGTTAGCGGTAGCTTTTCCGGTATCTGCTTTGATATCGACAGTGATCGACTTAAGCGTACGCGCTGTGCTCAACAGCTTTTTCAACTCCGCATTGATGCTGCGAAGCGGTGCTGTCGACTGATCGACAACCTTGAGGGTTGCCTGTTCGGTAAAAGAGGCCACGACTACTTAGCCTTGCCGCCGGACAGGATGATTCTGTTTTTCATTTCCTGCTTGTGCACCTTGGTGAAATTGAAGATGCGCAGCGTAAGCTGCCCGACGGTAAGCTGTCGCAAATCGCCAGCCGAAGCGGAATAGTAACGGTACTCTTCCACTCGCTCGACTATTCTGCCGGCGACTCCAGAAAACGCGACAAGATCTCGCGTGAGATGATCACGCCGTCGGTCACAGTGATCTGATTGACCGCCCACGACGGCAGCAGCGACAGGCTGGTGCCGAGCGGCTTGGCGACGGTGGCGATCAGGATCATGGTCTGCTGGATGGTTGAATCGACCGCCAGCACATCCTCGATATCGCCATAGGTACTGGCCTGAAACTCCAGTTCCTTGATCGGTGTCTTGCCCTGGCCCAGGGAAATCGGCGTGCCGAGTTCGTAGACGATGGCCTTGTCGATGCCGTCACCGTCGCGGATGACCTTGCCCGGCGGGCCTTCGTCATCGTCAAGATGCGAGCCGATCAGGCGAACCGCCGGGATAGACATCTTGAGCACGTTCTCCGGCGTCATCGCCACGACAGAATTGCCAGAGTAGTAGGTGACCTGCTTGGTCATCCGAACACGACGCAATCGCGCCTCGAAAAGTTTCGGCTGCGTCATGGCCTGCGCCGCAACGATAGCGTCGGAGAATCCAGCAAAGGTAAGCGGCCGGATCACCGCGCCGTCGATCAATGTGTCACCCAGCTGAAACTCGATCTTCAGACGTTCCGGCTGCGCCGGTAGCTTGGTCACGTTTTCACTCACTACAGGCTCCTTCGATGACGTGCTACGGCGAACGGAAGCAGGCGCCGCCTGCTTCCGCCGTGATGGTGTACTGTCGCTAATGCTACGCTGCCGCCGCGAAAGTCGGCTGGATGACCTCTTCGGTCGGCTCCAGCGTTCCGGCCGGCAACAGTTCGTCGATCTCCCTGAATGAGATCGTCATTGTCACCTCGTGGGTGTCGGACTTGTCCTCGCCCGTGCCGGTGCCTTTCGATGCCGAATAGACCAGACCATTGTAATACTCGACCTGCAAGTTCACGTCGCTACAGCCCTGATACATGCTGAGCGGAATGCGCAGGTCGCGGATCACCTTGATCTCGACCTCGGGATTGGTCGGCTGCCGCTTGACGTAGCCACGCGGCAGCGGATCGTTGTTGAACGGACATAGCCGCCACATCGGCAGATCCGTGCTGCTGAGATTGTGTGAGATCGGTCCGTACACAACGTCCGTGTCACAATCGCGGAAGCTGAGCAGGATGTTCTTTACGCCGACCTGATTTTCGCAAGTCATTGGTATTGTCTCCTATTGCGTTTCGCCGAGTGAGATCAGGCGGCGGGTTGCGGAGCCGGCTCGGCCGGCGCAGGCGCCGGACTAGCTGGCGGTGGATCCGAGATCGGAGCCGGCGCGGGCGCCGGGTCGGCTGGCTTGGGATCGGTCTCTGGGTCGCCGTGCATTTTTCCCTCCTTGGGAAAAGTAAACAGGAAGCTAAGTTGAGTGGGCTGACCCATGACCTCAACAGTTGGACAGCATCGACGGCTTGGCGTTGATGATGATCGTGCTGATGCGAACCGGCGGCCGGTAGATGAAGTCGATCCACAGCTTGCCGGGAATACCCTGACACTTCGGCGCCACCTCGAAGTCGGTGCGCAGAATGATGTCGCGGTCGATGTCCTCGAATTCCGAGAACAGCACGCCGACCTGCGACTTGGCCCAGGTCCGGAACTGGCCGAGGATCAGGCGCGGATTGGTACCGCGCACGCCGGCCGGAATCTGCGTGTTCTTGGTGAACAGGCCGAGACCGACAACCTTGCCAAGTTCGATGGCCGCCTTATCGGCGGTCGCCGCAGCCAGCCGCCGCGAGTTGACGTTCCACCACGTTGCGTTAAGGCGGCCGTTCTCATCGTAGCGATTGTTAGTGACATCGTTGACCACCATCGGCTGTGTCATCGATCCAGTACCGCCCTGCAACGGCACCATGACGACAAAGCCGGTCGCTTGCAGCAACTGCTGCTCGTCGAAGGTGAAGCACTGGAAACAAGCCTCCGGCTGCCGCAGGCAGGTGAGCACGCCGAACTGCGGCCCCTGTATCGACAGTTCAGGATTATCCACGGTCTCGCAGCAAGAGTGCGAGGCGTAGGCCGCCGCCTTGAGCCAGCCGAAGATCGGATCGGTCGAGCACTGGGCGATGCGGCTGATTTCGGCTGAGTTGGTATCGGTCGCCAGGATCTGGCCGAGCGTGCCGGAATTGTAGGTGTAACCGTGGCCGAAACACTGCGGCTTGTCGCAAGACCACGCCGAAGCGATGTACTGGATCATCGCGTCCTGCCAATCAGGATTGTCGTAGAGCATGCCGATGCAGCAGTAGCAGCACTCACCGAGCACCGCCGAATAGTCTAACTGCACCATCGGTACATTGGTGCCCTGTATCGACTGCGCCACCGCGACAGTGACACCGGCCGGCGCATAGTTACGGCGTTCATGCCAGTTGTAGAGAATGCTGGCGTGGTTGCCGACGGTGCCACCGTTCTTCGCCGTCAGGGTGACGACACCAAGCGTATGCGCCACGGTAAATGGGAAGCCCGGCTCGGACGTCATCGCACCGGCAACCGCCGTGGCAATCTCGTCGACCGTGTCACCTTCGACAATCCGTGTCGAAGTATTCCAGTGGCCGTCACCGATGAAGAAGTCGACACGACCGTCGGAGGTAGCAGGACCGGTAAAGGTAATGGTATAGGCCGCCTTGGTGGTGGCACCGGCCGATGTATCGGATCGCGGCAGCGCGTAGAACTCCATGGCGTTGTTGCCGCAACAGGCAAACGCCACCTTGAGTCCCTCGGCGATGATCGAGCCTTCACCGAACAGGTCATCGACGTCGCGCAGCGACGGGATCTTGATCAACTCATCCGGCTCAGCGGAGCCAGTGTCGATCATCTGACCCTCAAGCAGGATCCGGCACTTGCTCGGAAATGCGTTGAGGGATGGATCGAAGCAGATCCGGATTGCGCCGGACCGCAAGCTGTCAATAGACATAGGCTAGCTCCTTCTCGCCGGGTCGGCGGTTCGGGGTGGATCAGTTGGTCTTGGCGTAGCTCGTGTCGGCGGGCTTGGCCTTGGCCTTGGCCGGCTTCTTGCCGCCTTCCTGCTCAAGGTCTTCCCAGTGATCGACCAGACGCCGAACGTAAGGCGTTTCGGTCACTGCAACGAACTTGTCTTGTGGAATGATCTTGCCTTCGACGAAGGCCGCACGGTTCGGCTTGGCCTTTACATAAATCATCGGCATGTCTGCTCTCCTGTGTTTGGACGAAGCAATATTTATTTTCACGGCCACGTTACGAAGACCGGGTCAGTACGGAGATGTTCAGGTTGTTGTTGAACGGGCTGCCGTTGGAGGAAACAAACTCCACCGGAATCTTGAACCAGTCCGGCATGACCTCGCCAGCACCAGTCAATCTGAATACCTGATTGCGCAGAGCAAAATCCTTTTCCTGAATCACGATCTCGTCGCTGAACTTCATGGTCGTGAACATGGTGGTGGTGTCCAAGCCATCAGACGTCAGACGGTCGACGTAAAGCTCAGTGATATCGGCCAACACCACAGAACTGTAGCGCAGTTTGCCGGAACCCGGATCGCTTGGGTTTACCGTTTGACCGTCAAATTTATAGTTGAACGACATCGACGCCTGACTGACAGGTAGCTCGACCCACTCGCCATTCTGCCTGACGTACATCTTGCCGTCATTTGGAGCCTCTTCCAAGTCTTCCTCCGGTGGCCGGATCCCGCCAGTCGGGATGTTGTCACACGGATCGACTGGCTCCGGGCAATGGTCTGGAATGCACGATTCTGGTGCACACAGGTTAAACTCAACCGTGAACTTGTCACCCTTCTCCTTCGGCCCAGTCGGACACCAACGAAAATTGGCGATGAAGGTAAACGTCAAAGTCACGGCCAATGGCTCGGCTTCGATCACCATGCCACGGTAGGCGATGCGTTCACCACCCGGCGTCTGCCAGCGCGACAGGTTGGTCAGCAACTTGTCGCGAATTCCTTCATAATCGTAGTAGCTCCAGTACGGTGTCTCGGCGCCACTGGCAGTCTTGTAGCGAGCCGGCGGCAGCCAGAAGTCGACGATGAACGTATCGGTAATGTCGAACATCTCAACCCGGCTGTTGGCCGGCTGCTCCGACACCGAACGCACGAAAGCCACCAGGGCGAGCGGCAAGGTCGGCACGTTGTCCTTGGTGATCGATACCTCGGACACCGCAATGGCACGACCGCCGAGATCCGGAAACCATGCAGCGACAGCCTCGGCCACCGCCGGAAGAAAGCGTGTCTCTTGCTGCGGTTCGACCCGTGCGTCCATCAGCCTCTGGCCCACTCCACCCACTTATGCAGGCGACCAACCCGCACACCCTCCTTGAGGGCATTGTCACTCATCTTGCGCCGCGCCATCCGACTGGTGCCCTCACGCAAATATTTAGAGTAGTGCATATCGGTGCCGATGGTCACCGAATACTCGAAGGCGCCACCGCCACCGACCTCGTAATTAATCGTGCTCTTCAAGCTGCCGGTGCGACTGTTCGGCCAAGCACCCGGCGCCGACGCCGGCGGGTATTTCCCCATGCCGTTGCGAAACGCCTCAGTGCCGGCTTGGCCTATCGAGCGCAACCAGCGCCGGATCTCAGCCTTGTTCTCCCGTGCGTAAAATTTTCCCCACGGCGAGAATTCGATAGTGAAGCTCATGATGCGCTCAAACTCAGCAGCAGAACAAAAACACCGATGATAGAAAGTGCCATGACCACAATGATCAACGTACGCGACATTACAACTCGATGCGACTCGGCTGCGGTGCGAAACTGTTCTGCGGCGGCAGCGCGAAGTCGGACTTCTCGATCAAGCGAGTGGTCAGCACGATGAAATGGACCGGCTCGGACCAGCCCAGCACCTTGTACCAGCGCGGCGGGTTCTTGCGCCGTTCCTCATAGACGTAAGCAGTATCTGAAATCTGCACCCGCAGGCCCTCGCGCACGGTGATGGCGTGGGTGGCCTTGGTGACCAGATCCATGATCGCGTAACCGGACTGGCCGTTGAAGTTCGGCAAGCCATAGTGCGACTTGATCCGCGCCCAGGCCCAGACAACTTGGGTGCGACGCAGTTCCATCGTGCTGGAATTCAGCACGACATCCTTCTGCGAGCACAGCGCTACGCGATTCGGCATCTCATGTATTTTGGGGTTGCCGGGATCCTTAACTTTAGCCTCCTATCGTGGCTCTACAGCCCGCGTCAGTTTTCCACTGCCACGACCTTTAGACGGCGTGAACAATGCCTCGTATGGCGTCCAACCACGGAGGAGGCGCAAGTCCACCATGTTCCTGTCCACTTTCAACCCTTCACACCATTCCGCTACGTTGCCAGTGAAATCTCCGATGTTCAGGATGCGGTTGCCGCGCGAGTTGTTGGACTGCTGTTTCGGCGTGGCCCAACGACAGTTATCCGGCTCGTAATTACCCTCGTTGTTTGGCCAACGATCCAGCGTCATGCCTTCTGGTCGCGGACCCATATCTTCGACAAAGGCGTCAAACGAATTCAGCCAGCGATCACAGACGGTGACGTTGCGATAGTACTTCTGCCGTCGCGGCTCTTCCGACTTCGTGCAGCGGTGGATCATGGCGTACCACGACCGATAGATCGGCGACATCACGCCGTCGGTCTTCATCTTATTCTTCCACTTTTGTTTACCGCCCATCACCACGCCTCACTGTCAAGAATTCTCCAGGTTTCAATCGCCCCGCAGATCATGGCGATATTGTTCGAACCTTGCAGACCGGCCAGACCAGCACGGGTCTCGACCCGGTTTCTCTGCGTCAGCAGCTCGTCACCGGGGTGCTCGATGCACCATGTAATGAATTGCAGCATGCCGAGGACCGCTGTGGTTGGCACCGCATCGACCGATTTGTAGCCGGCGCGGTAGGCCGCCAGCATGCCGCCATTGACCATCATGCTAGAGCATGGATTGCAGCAGTTCGACAAATCGAGCAGATCTTTGACCACCGGGATCTTGATCTTGCGCGTACCGGGCGTCACCACGAATGTGCGGTTATCGTTCGGATGATTGCCGCCATAAAGATACACGTAGCCGCTGGCCACCGGATATTTCAGGTGGTGGATGTAATACTCCTTGCCGAACTTGGTCCGGCTCGGGCCTTCGATAGGCTCCGACACAGTGCGCTGCACCGACAACAGCAATCCGGTGTAGGCCTCGCAGGATTCAATAGCCGCCGCGCGGTACAGCAGCAGCTGCGCATCCATCACACTGACAACATCCTCGATCTTGGCGTGGCTGCGAATGAACTCGATGCCGAGCCGCGCATCCCAGTCGAGCGCCTGCTCGTCGCCGATTGAGATCGGCGGCTCGTTCAACGAAGGATTAGGGACCACACCTAGCATGCAGCAACCGCGATATCGAAACAGTCCTTGCGCGTGTAGCACTGGCAGTCGCAATCGAGCGCGGTCTGCAACACAGTCAACTTCCAAATCTCACATTCGGCGGCGGCTGGCGTGACGATCACCGGAAAACTGACAGTGAAATATCTGCTGTCGACGCTGGCCGGGCCGACGCTGACGTGCGGTGTCGGGATGACTGTTGCTACGTCGACGCCGACCGCGACCATCACCTCCACGGTGACTGTGTTCACGCCGTCGGAAGCAGAGACATAGAACCGCTCGACGCCGGTAAAGCCAGCGCCCGGCGTATAATCGAAGGTGCCGCTGACATCGAGCAGCAGCTTGCCGTATTTCGGCCCGTACAGTTCCAGCAGCTTGAACGTCAGCGCTGTTGCCTCGGGGTCGATGATGAGTGTGTTCAGGTCCGCTGCAAGCAGCGACGTATCCTTCGGCGTGCTGAACTTGACGTCGCCACTCGCCGCCGGCGGCATGTTGCTGCCGAACGGCATCGGGCAGGTCGTGAGCGGCTCAAGCATAAATTGCGGAGCGCAATGCAGCTGGCCAATCGGCACTGCCCACGGCGCGTAGCCGACACTGACCTTGTTGATGGTGCCGGGCTTGAAGCTCATCTTCTCGCAGCAGCACTTCTGGCAGCCGCCGTCAGCTGGGCTGTTGTCCTCGACCGTGAAATGCATCCT